GATAAGGAACTTGAAGGTCACTTACTACGACTATTCGCTTAATCGTCATCCTCATCTTCGTAATCGCCTAGCTTCTCAGGCGGTACTTGATCAGGCAGAATCCAATGAGGATAAGCTTGTGGTTCTGTAATCATGAACATAGCAATATCTTCTGCAAAACCTGCTCGCTTCAACGATAGGAAGTATTCATAAAGCCCAATGCAGTAAGCATCAAGCTTTGAGTAGCCTTGCTCCTCTAGCGCCTTAGTTGCTTTTCTTGCCATGACAAAATTATCGCTTCTCTAATAGTGAGATGATGGTATCGACACGCGCTTCCAGTCTAGTAACTTGATCCCTCATTGATGATCCGCTGTTAGGTTTTAACTCGCTCAAATAATGCTTGACAAGCCAACGAATCGAACTGACAAAGCCAGTAACGATTGAGATTATTGCAACTGCAAGAGCCGCCCAGTTAAGGGCGTTCATTACTTCTTAATGCCTAATGCTGGATCGTTAGGAGATAGGTAGCGCAGTACAGGTGGAAGGATTGATGCTACGCCTGCTGCAATTAACGCCTTAGGATCTGTCACGCCGGCCGCTGCCATGCTGATTACGGCAACCAAAAAAGCTCTTGCCCAAGATCCTGCTGCTGTCTTTAGTTCATTCATTACTTGCTCCTAACATAGGTACTTGAAAAAAAGCCCCGTCATTATCAGCTTCTTTTTTAAAGCTAACATGAATGTGCTTAGTGTGTTTGTTAGCCCCTGTGTACTTGCGCCACTTCCAGTTGAGAATGTGCGAGCAGATTCGTCCATCGTAAATGATGTAAGCAATACGCTTGTCTGCTTTTGCCTTGGATAAGGTACGAAGCTGATCAGCAAGATCGCCCATGATGTCGGGCTTTCCGCCTTTGAATAAATCTTTGTCCACATCAATGGCGCGAACCCAACCTTGCTCATCTGGATTATGATCAGACTTGCGAGCAGCGTGTCTTGTGTCACCGATCCAGCCATCCGATGTGCGGTCACGATCTGGGAACGAGTCATCGAACTGCTCTCGTAGCTGAATAGCCGCCTTAGATAATTTCGGCTTCATTTGGATTCAAGTACGCATGATAGTCAGAGTTTCCTTCAACCATTGGAACGTGAGACACAACACCATCTGGAGAAGTCATTTCAAGGTAATCGTTACCTTCAATGTCTTGCTTGATTTGATAAGTGTTTTTCATCTTATAACTCCGCACTTGCTACATATTGCGCTAATAGTAAATCACCAACGGCGTTTGCGCCGTCAGTTGGTCCAAGATAAATTGCAAAACTAGTATCCTGAATATAATTGGTGCTAGCGTTTTTATCTCCAGCACTTGTGATTGCATTGTAAAGTTTGGCAGATGTGCCAGTAATAGGTGAATAAACTGTGATTGTTGGCGCACCGCGCTTGGTTACCTTGAAAGGCACATAGACATAGTTTCGATCTGAACTGGTAGACGCAGCGTTCCAAGCTACTGCGTTTTGGGTTGTAAGTCCTGCTGCAAAACTTGCTTGTGCATAAGATTTCTCATAGTACCTCTGGCACATAGCCAACTCAGCCTGTATGCTTGCACCTTGATTTGCATAAGGACTTGCCTGACTTCCAACTTCTAACATAATTCCAGTTACATCGAAGTAATCTGCCGCTCCTGCTGTGCCAGTAGGGATAGCGATAAACACTAAAGATAGTTCAGTTGCACTTGAGCCAACTGTTGCGATGTAAGTAAATCGCTGCCATGATGTTGTCAAAGTTGCAGTCTGATTGATTACATTTGTTTCGCCTGTATAGGACACAGCTGAGTTTTGATCTGTTCCTGTACCACTTTTTAACTGAGCAATTAAGCCATTTGATGCTGCTGAATAGTTAGCACCTGCACGAGCGTAGAATGAAACAGTTACAGATTGTCCAGCGAAAGGAAGAGAATTGACTGTCTCTAGGTTTTGACGGATTGAATAAGAGTTGGTAGCTGAGTTGCCAGAATCGCGCTGGGATCTAATGCAATACTGAAATCCTGTTAAAGAAGGTGCTTGTCGAGTAACTGTACGACCTACCGCACCGCTTGCGTAATACCAGCGATCTGCTACATAACCAGTCGCAGTAAAAGAAGTACCGCGTTGCCAGATGTCTAAAGATCCATTCAAGATTGCGTTGCGAGTGAATGGACGAAACAGGAAGGTGTCTAGATCCTGACCAAGTGTAGAGATGGCGGTTGCACCATTCTTGACTAAATCACTCGATGTTGGTACATCGAACCCATAATTGGTCGTAGTAGTTGCCATTAGGTTAAAGCTCCGATCGCGTTAGTCCAAGTAAGTGTACCATTTACGCCAGTCCAGATAAGTGAGGCTGGCAATACTGTTTCCCATTGGGTCGTAGATAATGAGAAGTCTGTTGCTGAGATGTAGAGGGTAATCTCCACAAAGCTAGGGGTTGCTCGTAATGCGACATTCTCTACAAAGCCGTCGAACTGACCATCTAGCAAGTTAGAAGGCAAGTTGCTAATAAGCATAGGCTGACCAAAAAAGACCCCGATAAGACTGTCAAGCATCGCGCTCGGCATGTCGGGATTATCTAGGCGAAAGGTAATCGCTCCAAGTGAGCCGCGTGGATTCTTACGCAGTAGAAGCTCTCTCGTGCCGATCTGAGTAATGTCTGCAAGGTTCTTAATGTTAGAGTCGAATGAGCGCTCAAAGAGCCCGTAAGAGGCTATAGAGTCGCTATCTGAGACACTGTAGGTTGAGCCGTATCCTGTGGAGTAGCGATAGATAAGGCTGTTACGGATGCGAGCAATCTGAGTTGTGGCAGTGATAGAGGATGGTGTTGCATACGCGCCATCGATGTTAGTAAAGCCGTTTGCTGCAAGATAGTTAGATCTGTGGTCTGCATCTGCATAAGAGACATCCCCGTCCTTTTCCTCATAGATCTGACCTAATGCGCTGGTCGAGATTTCATCGACAAGTGTCTGAGATTTAGCAGAAGCACTAGCTGCAAGTGCGATCATTGTGTAGAAGCCTGAGTCAATCTCACCGATATAAGACTCGGCAGTCTCCCATGTCTGTGTTGCAGGGTAGGTATCCCAAGTTACAGTAGGTGTGACTTCTGCCCATGACAGGTTCAGGGCTGATCCTAGAATGGCTGCAATCTGTGCGCCGTCTAAGCCTTCTGCAAGTGCTGTGTTATAGACAACCTTAGTTAGTTTAGCCAATGAGCCAATGCCTAAGATAGTGCCAGTAGTTATGTAGCCTGCTTCCTCAGGGCTACGGACTCCAATGTTAAAGTCTGATACCTCGCCACCGAATACAGTGACATATGTGCCAGATGTATTCTTAAGCTCTAAAGTAATTGGCTCTGTGACATTGATGGTAAAGGGTGCATTTGTTGCATTGATGATCTGTACTTGGCAGTAACCTGCGGTTGCTTGTCGGTCAATGTCTAAACGACCAGATGCGAAAGACACAGAAGTGACAGTCGTATAGACATCATCACCAACTGTCACGCGCCATTCTGGGAGCCATGTCATTGCGTTGCGAACTGCCTTAATGTGCCACGCTGGAATGCATCTGTGAGGACTTGATCGATAGCCTCAGCAATAGCGTTAGGATCGCCCACGCCTGTGTTAATAATAATAGTGTTTCCAGCAGAAGTACCTAAAGAGCTTGCGTTAAAAGCTGCTGCATCTGCCGCATTCTGCATGTCCAGCAAGTCTGCAAAAGCATTGGCTCTGGCTGTTGCTGATTCTGCATATTCTAGAATTGCCGCAATAGATCCGCCAGAGGTTGAAATAGGTGAAATAAAGTCACCGACTGGAATTCCACTTGCTGCTACACCTGTTGGGGCTTTGCTTGACCCCGTCGATGCTAGGTTAATCTTGCCTAACAAAGCAAGAGCTTCTTCTAGGTTTTTAATGTTAAATAGATCTTTAGGCTTAAGGCTATCTAGGATTGTTTTAATGTTTGCAAGTTTTAAATCCTGTCTAGTCAAAGCACCAAGGATTCCAAGGTCTGCATTAAGTTTAGCCGTTGCAGCTTTAATAGCCGCTTCATCCTTAGCAGCGATAGCATCCTCAAGGGCAAGGATTGACTTCTTGACATTTAAGCGAGCAGTGTCATTAGCAATCTGAAGTATTTGTGAGCCGTTAGTTGCCTTGCCTAATTGTTCTGCTTGGTTTGCAAGAGCTGCTGCATTCTGGATCTTGTCAATGTCAAAGACATCTTGGCTTTTGTTAAGAGCAAGGTTAGCTTTGTCAATAAGAGCGCCAAGGCGCTTATCTTTTAGCATCTTAGCTTCTAAAGCTTGTTGTCTGCGCTTGATTGCTAATAGTTCAGCAGCTCTACGCTTGGCTTCTTCCTCTGCTTTGGCTAATGCATCTGCGTTCTTTTGAGCATCGGCATAAAAAGTTTTGCCATTAAATCCAGTAGAAGGTGCAGTTGA